TTTTTCATTCCGTATTTGTCAGCAATATCCTGATACTTCATCTTGTGCAATTCTCTGTCAATTAAGATGTCTTTGTAAATTGCTGGTAAATTCTTTATTTTACAAACTACATCTTCGTAAAGATCATCGAATCCACCTTCTCTGTTATCTATCTCCCATTCAGGCTCTGAAAATATATCCTCAGGTGTTATAGCAGATAAAGGAATAAATTCATCATAATCTCTGCCATCTAATTCAACAGATTCATAAACTAACGGAGTAAATTTTTTGGAATTCTTTTTAATCAATAATGATTCATTCCTTGCGATGTTGTAAGCCCATGTAGAAAAATTACCTCTAGCTGGATCATACTGAGCAACCTTAACCCAAATCTTTTCAAAAGTTTTAGATACTGCATCTTGTGCAACCTCTTCATCAATTAGAATCGATTTGCAGTGATTCAATAATCCTGGTTTAATTCTGTCGTAAAGTGATTTAAAATCCTTTTCGTGTGTCGTCTCTAGAAATTTTTCTGCCAATTCTTGAATGCTCTTAGATGCCATAGGTTAGTTTGGTTTAAAGGTTATAAATTTATATAAACAATTTCAATCCCTGCTTGGTTTAGCAGCTCTAAAGATTCGGTCTTTCTATAAAGTTCAGAAAAGACTATTCTCTTTATCCCAGATTGAATAATTAGTTTAGCACAATCGAAGCATGGCGATAATGTAACATACAATGTACTTCCCAAAGAACTAGCAGTATTCATAGCAAGCTTTGTTATAGCATTTGCTTCTGCATGGAGTACAGTAGGTAATGTGTTATTATCTTCATCCTCGCAAATATTAGGAAATCCTGTCGGAGTTCCGTTATACCCATCAGAAATAATCGTTTTATTTTTTACGACTAAGCATCCTACCTGGCTTCTTTTAGAATGTGAATTAGTTCCCCATTCTTTTGCCATCTTTAGATAAACTACATCAAATTTAAATTGCTTTTCGTCTGGGCAATTATCTATCGAATGCTCTTCAAAAAAATTATTGATTTTCAACTTCTTCTATTTTTAAGTTTCCTCTGAATTCGTTAATTATTGGATACACTGAATAAGCAGGAAACTTGCCAAGAAGAGAAATTATTTGATTAATTTCTTCAATCGTTAGTGAATCTCTATTTTTAAGAAGATCCAGGGTTTCTTTAGTATTGTCGAAAGGGTTTTCGAGGTAATCTATAATAGACTGCCTCAATTCGGGAGTTATTTTAAAGATTTTTTCCTTTTCTGACATGGCTTTTCTGTATACTATACAAATATACAAAAAAAGTTTCGAAAAATAAAAATGCAATTAATGGAAAGTATGCTTGCTATCAGTCATGATTAATGGTCCTTGTAAAGTTGATAAGACCTGACGCATAACGTTTAAAAGATCATTGTTCGATTTTGTAAGTTCATCCATTTTAGTTACCAACTGATTGTTTGTTTCATTACTAGCACTTTCAGAGGAATTCGTTGATTTTTCCTCCATCTTTGGAGATTCTTTTGGTGATTCCTTAGATTTTTCCTCGGAAGCAGTTTCTTCTTTCTTAGTCTCTGCTGGAGGAGTTGGGGTAGGTGGAGGAGGTGGAGCAGGCGACGATGTTGCCAATTTAGTTGGTTGTGACACTGAAGTAGTGCTAGGTGTAGATCCTGCAGTCTCTGATGTTTTAATAGACTCTACTGAAGGCGTAGTAGCTGATACCATTTCTGCTACTTTAGTCGGCTGATCCCCAAAGGATAAACTTAATGCTTTTTCAACATCAGCTATATTTGCACCGCTTAGTGCACTCTTTATATCAGCATCGGAGATTCCCATTGCACTTAGAACTGAAAAATCCCCTGCAGTGGATCTAGCTTCAGATGCACCTAAATTGAGAACCTGTGATTTCTGCTCTTGCTGTGATGCAGGAGGGGTAGGTACCACACTAACTGCTTGAGTTGCTAAAGGAACAACGTTTGCTGGTGCAGGTGTTGCTGGGGGAATTGGATTTGCTGGTGCAGGTGTTGCTGGGGGAATTGGATTTGCTGGTGCAGGTGTTGCTGGGGGAATTGGATTTGCTGGTGCAGGTGTACCTGCAGGCGTTTCGGTCTTCCTAATTTCAGCTTCTTTAATTGACTCTGGTTTAGAACCGGCAATTTTTGCACCACTCTTACTAGTAGTAGCAGAATCCATCAAAGCATCTTCCCTTCTGGCCTTTTCTAACCTAGCCATATATTCAGGATCTTCTGCTGTGTTTAATTTAGATGGATCTAATTTTTTAGCCTGTACTGGTTCTTCAACCTTAGGCATTTTTGAAATTGCTTGCTCTGCACGGTCAAGATATTGCTTATCCTTTTCTTCGTCTGCTCTTTTTAAACCAATTTCTTTAATAAATTTAATTACCGTGGAATCAAGTAATGCGCTTATATCCTCAGGTTTTAAATTTTTAAAAGCAGATTTTCCCTCAAAAGGATCTTCTGCTTCTTTATCATTAGCTGCAATTGCTTCTTCAACGTCTGCTAATCCAGATCTAACATTTTCGAAAGACATCTTTGTGACACCAAGCAGATCGTTAACAGCTTTTGAATTATCAAATCCTTTGAATGTGTCTATTCCCTTCTGCATTAGATCCTCTGGAGAATCTTTTTGTAAGCTTGAAATGAATCTAGCAGCACCAAATATTACTTTTTCTGCGGTATCCTCTATCTTTTTAGGATCTCCCATTGGATTACCAGGTTCTTCTGGGAAATTTATCATCCCAAACGGAGGGAAGGCACTCTGCAATGCATACCTTCTTGCTATATCAAAAGCAGCAGGTGGTACCTCTGCAACTTCAGGTTTTGATTCTTTTAGTTCCTTTACCTTTTCGTTGAAGTAATCTACTCTTTTAGTACCGTTACTTAAATCTTTGTATTCTTCTGCCAATGTGGGATTTATTTCCTCTATATATTAAAGGACTAGGACTTACCTAAATTAAATATGGAGACCATACCTTCATTTTCTTCTCTGGTCTTCTTGTTCTTTTCCTCAATCTCTTCATTGATTTTATCAAGAATTATTTGAAATTCGAAGTAAGGCATCTTTTCTAATTCAGTAAAAGATATGTTGTAATCTCTAGAAAACTTGTACTTAATATCAAAGTAGTTGTCCAAAGATATCTGAAATAATGTAAAGGGATCTGATTCCGCCTGGAAATCGAATCGGTGCAGTGACCTCAGCACTGCATTTACTACATTGAACTGAAATTGTGCTCTTAGTAGCAAAAGTTATTTCTTTTGAAATGCTATCAGCTAAAACGAATTGTGTGTATGTCCACGTCTTAGATAATCTTTCGTACTCGTCATAAGATTTTTCAGTCAAATCCCTCCAATTAGGAATAACGTAAGGCGATATCTTAGCAAATGGCTCATCATATTTTTTACCAGCATCTACCTTATCTTTTAGGATCTTTCTTATCTTCTGAGCAACCCCAATCGTTGGAATGAATAATTGAATTCCAGGATCTCCGTTTTTAGGAACTAAATTAAAGAACCCATTATCATGATCGTAATACTTAAATAATTTTGGATCTAATTTAAAGTTTGTTAAGACATTAGATGTTAATTCTATCTGGTCAGGTATTGGGCATTCTCCATCTCCGCAGGTTTTAACTACTGGTACAAAGAGTCTATTTTCACCTTTAATAAAAGTTAAATCTCTAATAGCCATGAAGATATAGAACCTATCTTCTTGATAGATGTCAAGATAACTTTGTGTTCCTCCACTAAATTTAAAGGTAGAACACTTAGAAATGATAAAATTCATCTTATCATCCAGATCGATAGGATCATTATCGTCAATGGTTGAGAAATGTCTGATCTCGCCAACCTCTGCTGATCTGATCATTAATTCTGTTCCTTCTGGATAACCAAATCCTGTAGAAGGTAAATTTGTAAGTGGGATTTTCTTCCAAGGGGATTCCATCCCTGGAAATTCTAATATTTCTTCGACAAATGAAGCTTTTCCTAATGATTTAGGCTCTTCCTTAGGTTTTAAATCGTCATATTCTATTTCACTTTGCTTTTCTAATTGTGCTAAACGATCTAGCCCTATTTCATCAAAATTATCGCTCATAAATGGATTTTATATTTTATCTATCATTACTTGTAGTATTGAAGATAAAATTGTATCCAAAAACGCTTAGGATTTTTTAGAATATTGCTTATTTAAATATCTCGTAAGCAAGATATAAGACAACCAAAAACAACCGGAAATGGAATAAAAAACGAAATCTGCTACCCAGTATGAACCACTCAAATCCATTATTAATTTGAATAGGGCGTCGTAGCCAAATGGGAGAAAGAACATTGCTAACATTAAAGAGGTATCTTTGTATAGCATTAGTCGCTTCTCCCTTTCCTTGTATTTCTTGATTGTTTTTACTATCACCGTCGTCCATACTAAGATTGGGTTTCTTTTTGATGCTCCGTGGCAAGAAAAAGGCTTATCGGTAGGATAAGCCTTGTATATATCTTGTTTTGACTATTAATTGAAAGTGTCTTCGAAGTAATCTGCTCTGAATGTAGCAGTAATCTGGTACATACCTCCTGGATTGTCGTAGCTTAATGGCATAGGAGTGATAGCATCAATTGGGAAACAGTTTAAGAATTTGATTCTTCTGAAAACATCTCCTTGTTTATTAAACATGCTTACTAGAATATAAGTTCCTCCAGCATATGTGCTCTTTATTCCCATTGCTCCAGTTAATGGATTGTAAACTAGATCGTTCCATTGTCTAAGTGTTTTGTGAACATAGTTTGAGTTACTATCATCT